CTGGCCTCGGGGGTCAAGCAACGAGGCCTTAAACTTCTGAGAGTTAAAGCATCTGGAGGCGTGAGTCTCGTTTCTCGTTTCTCGGACGATGACTCGGGTCTCGTTAAAATATTAAACAGCTGCGCATCCTGCTGAACCGGGATCCCAGAGCCCTGTCTCGCGCCCCGTCGTTCCACGTTTCTACGTTGCACGTTTCGTTAAGCATCTCGAAGCGTAACCTGCACCGAAGGCTGGTGAGCCCATCTCCGTCACCTGTGCTTCTCGTTCCTCGTTCTACGTTCCACGTTGGGCTGCCACCTTAAACATTAAAGAGTCTTCCTGCATCCCGAGCTGGACGCCGGTGCTTCAGAGATGTATAAGATTCGTGAGGCGTGGGCATAAATCTTTCCTTTCTGGCTCACGCCTCGTTTCTCGTTCCACGTTTGACAGTCGGCGCGTCTTTAAACATTTAGGATCTGGGGGTCACCGGCATCAGCTGCCGGAAGGGATCGTGAAAATAAGGGCTTGACTTCTCTCCCATCTGGTCTTATGTAATAGGTCGGGGATTAGTTGTCGTGACTTAAACTTGCACGTGGATTTCTAGTTGTAAACTTTGCAAGGTTACCGATACTAGATAACGGCAGAACAGGGCTAGTCCCCTCATGAGAAAGGAAATATGTTATTAAATTATAATAGTCAGCATAAAATGTTAAAGGGATGGAAGCACGGTTGGATCACGGCTTTGTTACATCTCGCACCGTATAAACTTAGTGGGCGCAACGTGTGCCCTAAAGCTTCAGCAGCATGCGCTGAAGCGTGTCTCAATACTGCAGGGCGTGGGCAGATGAACTCGGTTCAAGCCGCCAGGATAAATAAAACAAAATACTTTTTTAAAAACAGATCGGGATTCCTGTGGCAGCTAAGCCGTGAGATAGAGATGCTTAAGAAGCGAGTGACACGGAAAGGCTATCGCTTCGCTGTACGTTTAAACGGCACGTCAGACCTGAGCTGGGAAAAGTTCAAATTACAGGACGGACAGAGTCTCCAGCACCTGCATCCCGATGTCCAGTTTTATGACTATACAAAAATATTAAACAGGTTGAACGCATTGCCTTCTAATTATCATATGACGTTTAGCTATTCAGGCACCAACCAGGAGGAATGCATCCAGGCAGCAGATCTCGGGTTTAACGTCGCCACAGTATTTCGAGGCTCGCTCCCTCGCAAGTGGCTGGGGAGGCCGGTGATAAATGGAGATGAGCATGACCTGCGTTTCCAGGATCCAGCTGGAGTCGTTGTCGGATTAGTTGCAAAAGGTAAAGCTCGGAAGCAAATGTCTTCCTTCGTGGTTGAGGCAGCTTAAATGCTTTGGGGGCTCGGTATACTTTCGGCTTACTTTGTGTGCCGTTTCCCACGATTTTCAGCAGCTGGATTCGTGATTCTCATGGAATGGGTTGCCAGAATCTGACGCCTCGTTTCTCGCCTCGGGTCTCGGATGGGCGACGACTTTAAAACTTTACTGCACCGCGGGAATCCAGAGCTCACGGGCGGAGATGTGTGTGAAGTGGGAGTGAGGAAATAAAATTTGACAGCATTAGCATTATCTTATATATATGGGATAAAGGAGAACTATGAAAAAGAATAAATACGATACATTTCCCTTCGTTCATTGTCATATATCAGGGCGACCAAAAGGGTGGATTAAAAGCACACAAGACTTACACTCGTTTGGGTGTTTTACGGCTATAGACTTATTTAAAAGTAGTCGTGAACATAAACAAGATATGCCAGCCATGTTTGTTATTCCCTACGAGAGAAAGAATATAGCACCTCGTTTCAAGATGTTTTTAGAATTTGGAAGGAAAGCCGATATAGTACATGACACGCACCCTGATAAAGAGATGGGGATTATGCATTTGGTTTGCTGTTTCACTACTGCCGAATCTAAAGACATGGTAGGAAAAACAGTATCTCGTATGCTTACTGATACAAATGCCAAAGGTTATACTTTCATTTCAGAGAGCTGGGTGGTAGAACAGAAGAAACCATACAACTATAAGAAAGATGGTATGCCAAGCGACCACCCTGATAAGAAAGAGAAATTAATAGTCATTACTTCCGACCCTCGTCAAAATATAATGACTATGAAAGACATTAGGGAAAATAAATTAGGAAAAGGGATATATCGGAAAACAAAAGCCCAGAATAGTATGGGAAGATTTTCTAACTTATTTAATTATGAGAAACAAATGGCAACTATTCATTAGCCGTTTCTCGTTTCTCGTCTCGGTTGCGTTGCGTTGTGTTTAAATAAAATTAAGCTGGGTCTCCCACCCAGTTGGGCAGATGTGAATATGCTGGTGGTTTCAAAGTACAACCTAGAGTTGTGTGAATAATTATAATCTTATTTCTTGCTATTAATATGGGAGTATGGGATAAGAGGTTAGTCTAACAATTAAATAAAGGAGTAGTTATGGCTAAACAAAAAGCACAACAAATTCCTAAATTAAGAATAGACAAAAAAGCAAAGACTACTATTCTTAACTATGGAATCATTAAAGATAATATTAAATCTTTAACTAAACAAAGTGGTTTGATTAAAGAAGAGATATTACCATACTTTGAAAAACAAAATGCGATTGTTTTAATTGGTATGGATAATGGTTATGAAGGTTATGCTCAAAGAATAAATAGACAATCAAAAAGATTTGATATGTCTAAATTCAAAGAGGTTAACCCTAAACTGTATGCTCAATATCTTGTTGATAGTGAGAGTACAGAAATCAAAGTTAGTTTTAAAGTAGTAGATAATGCCAAGAAATAGTCTTATCACACTATTAGGAACTGAACTAACAACAACAAGAGGTAATCAAGTTGAACGACCAACCAATAGACCAATAGTTGAAAAAAAGATTAACTATCAAATACTATACAAAATGGTTGAGAGTGCGATTGAAGAGATATTATTAGAATATCCTAACGACCCAGTTGTTGAAGAGTTGAAGAGTAAGATTATAACTAATCTTCAACCAGTCTTAAAACAAATAATACCTAACGATTAAATAGTAAAGCGTGGCGTCTAACAACGCCACGCCACGCCACGCTATCCATTTATATATATTCCAATCATTTACATACTAACAACAATGGTTATGACCATCACCTGTAGTTCAGGCAGCTCATTAAATAATGTAGCAATACCACCACTTATTCCAATTCGGGATAGCAGGAAGCTGTTGCAGCTCCACCACCACCACCCCCACCACCTTGATAGAGGTACCAACATCTAGTACAACATAAAACACGACCTACCATATGTGGTGTCGCGCACAACTTCTGGTTGTATGACGACTTGCTTGCTTTAAAACGAGTTTGACACATGTATAATGGGTCTAAACGATATGGGACTCCTTTTAAAAAAATTTTACAAAATTTTAACCTTATGAACCTTGATTTATTAACACTTGATCAATTACGAGCCAAAGTAGAAAAGACCTGGATCAATCATATTAAGCTTTGCCAAGACAACTTTATGTACTTTGTAAAGGAAGTATGGCCAGAATTTATCTATCGTCAGGCAAAAGATTCTTCAGAATGGGGACATCATCAATTAATTGCTAATGAATTTACTAAAATTTCTGAACAGAAAAAAGGAAGACTAATTGTTAATATGCCACCCCGTCATACAAAATCAGAATTTGCTTCTATTCATTTTCCAGCTTGGTTAATTGGAAGAAATCCAAAAATGAAATTAATGCAAATATCACACAACACGGAACTCGCAACTAGATTCGGAAGTAAAGTAAGAAATTTATTAGCTTCTCCAGAGTATGCACAAATCTTTGGAGATGTTAGACTACGAGAAGATGCCAAGGCTAAAGGGAAGTGGGAAACAAATCATGGTGGCGAATACTTCGCTGCTGGTGTAGGAGGTGCAATCACTGGACGTGGCGCGGATCTCATGATAATTGACGATCCCCACACAGAGCAAGATTCGTACTCTGAGGGAGCCATGGATCGTGCTTATGAGTGGTATACATCAGGACCCAGACAACGTTTGCAACCTGGTGGATCAATCGTTCTAGTTATGACTCGTTGGGCAGCCAACGATTTAACAGGTCGTTTACTCAGGGCTCAAAGTGAACCTAAAGCTGATACTTGGAAACAAATATCTTTCCCCGCTATTCTTGAGTCAGGAAATCCTGTTTGGCCTGAATACTGGGATTTAGAAGAATTAGAAAAAGTTAAAGCTTCATTACCTATTCGAAACTGGTCTGCTCAATACATGCAGAATCCAACTTCGGAAGAAGGAGCTATTATTAAAAGAGAATGGTGGAATAGCTGGGAAGGAAAAATTCCTAAACTTAAACATGTTATTCAAAGCTATGATACCGCTTATTCTAAAAAAGAAACTGCAGATTATTCTGCTATTACTACTTGGGGGGTTTTTACTCCTTATGAAGATCAGGGGGATGCTTTAATGCTACTTGATGCTGTCAGAGGAAAATTTGATTTTCCTGAATTAAAATTGGTAGCTTTAGATTCTTACAAATATTGGGAACCTGAATCGGTCATTATTGAAGCTAAAGCAACGGGAGTTCCTCTAGCTCAAGAATTTAGACGTATGGGAATTCCAGTAGTAGATTTTATGCCTTCTAGAGGCAAGGATAAACATTCACGGGTCAATGCTGTAGCTCCCGTCTTTGAATCAGGGCAGGTTTATTACCCAAAAGATGAGAAATTTGCTGAGGAAGTTATTGAAGAATGTGCAGCTTTTCCTCATGGCGAAAATGATGACTATGTAGATACAATGACTCAAGCTGTGTTAAGATATCGTCAGGGATATTTTGTATCAACTTACTCTGATTGGCAGGAGGAAAAGAAATTTCACGATCGGAGAAAGTTTGTTTATTATTAGGAAATATTATGAGTTTACTATGGGGAATTAAAGCAGCCCAACAAGCTAGAAAAGCTAAAAGATTTTGGAAGATGATTAATGATCCCCAAAAAAAGCAAAGATGGCTAGATAAAATTAATAAAATTAGAAATAAAAATAAAGCCAAGACTATCGAAAAGAAAACAGGTCAGAAATCATTTGATTTTAATGAAGGTGGAGAAGTTATCATTGGAAGAAATGTAGATAAGGATTTATTATAATGCCATTAAAAATTTCAGAAGAAGCAAGAGTTCAAATGCCCATGAAGACAGTTGCGAGTTTAATCACGCTCGTAGCAATCGGGACGTGGGCTTTTTTTGGTATTCAAGAAAAATTAAATACACATGCAACTAAACTACAAATTATGGAGAAGGATCTGGAAATGAATTCTGAGTTCAGAATTAAGTGGCCTCGGGGGCTGCTCGGATCCTTACCCCGCGGATAGCGAACAATTTATGTTGATCGAAGAATTATATAAACAAACTGACAAGCAACAGGAAAGAATTGATGGTATGTTACATAATGCAGTTAATATTGATGCTTTAACTAAAGCAGTTGAAAAACTACAACTAGATGTAGAAAAATTAAAAGATAAACAAAGAGAATTTAGTAATGGAGGTACACACTAATGGAAGAAGTAATTATATGCGTAGCACTTTGTCTCTTCATGAATGGAGAGTTAGTCGAGCACACATACCAAAAATCGATGAGCGACTGCCTTAAAGCGAAGCGGGTTGCGATGCGGACAATTGAGCCCGAGCGCATTCAATTTAAATGTGGCAATAATATTAAGGCAAGAGTAGAATACATAGAAGAAAAAGGACAAACTCAAGGCCGTATACGGATTGTAGAAGTTCTTGATCATGGGTATGAAGATGATAGTTATGAAGCGGAGAGTAGATACTAATGACTATTTTAAAAGTTGGTAGATATGCATTAAGAACCAAAAAAGGCAGAAAGCTTCTTTCTGAAGTGCAAAAACTCATAAACAAAAAAAAGAGTAAATTTCAAGCACAAGAAAGTTATAAAAAGAAAGGTCCTAGAATACAAGCTGAAAGCGGCTTTGAGATGAAATACAAGTTTAAACAAAAACCTGTAACCAGGTCAGGAATAGAAGTTAAAACTCAAAAAGGAACGCACTATGGACCAAGAGGAAAAGAACTTAAAGTTAACACTAAAAGGGCTCGAGCAGCTATGTGGCACGATACACGAGCCGGAGGATCTGAAAGTTGGAGAAATGAAATGACAAGAGTTTTTGGAGGAATTCATATGTCACAAACTACAGAAGGTGTTAAAAAAAGCATTAACCTTTTAGCAAAAGATTACAAGAAACGATTTAAAAAGAAAAAAGTTAAAAAATTATTAGCAGGTGGCTTATTGTATCCTGGACTTAGGGTTGCTGTTAAATATGCTCGTCCACTTTGGAAAGCAGCAAGTAAAAAAGTTTATGATCGAGCAGGTAAGACATCTATGTCAAAATTACAAATTAAACTTAATAAAGCTAGTGATTTACAAAAAAATTTTAGCAAAATGCAGCTTAAAGATTTATCTTCGACTCAAATAAAAGAAATGAGTAAATTTTTACCCAAACTTAAAGCTTATAAAAGCAAAATTAAAGACACAGCTAAAGCATGGTTAGAAAAAGAATATCGTTTTGGTAAAAAGAAAAAACTATTACATAGTGAAGGTGGCGAAGTAGTAGTTGGAAAAAATGTTGATAGGAGTTTATTATAATGCAAGAAGCTTTGCGTGGAGCTCTGATTAAAAAAGGAACTAAATTAGCTTACCGGTTAGCGACCAAAAAATATCCTGAGCTTTTTAAGAAAAAAAAACTTAATATTAAAGAATTAAAGAGTAAAAAAGTAAGAAAAACTCCTGAACTTTCACCTTTAGGAGTAGCAAAATTACAGCCTAATGATTTACGAAAATTGGCAGTCGCCGAAGTAACCAAAGACAGGCTTCAAAAATTAGGCAACATAGCTATCAAACACAATAAAAAAGCAGTATCTTTAATATGGAGTAAGGCTAAAAATCTGAAGCAAGTTTTTAAATTAAATAAATATAATTTACCTAAAACCAAAGCAAAATTAGAAAGCTTAGGAAAACAGTACGCCAATTTAAGCAAGTATCAAGAAACGATTAAAGCTAAATCAGCTACCAAGCACAGTGAAGGTGGCGAAGTTACAATTAAAAATGTTGATAGGAGTTTATTATAATGGCATACGAACCATACGAAAAACCATCGTCAGTTCCGGGAACCCTGGCTATTGGAGCGGGAATCGGGGGTCTTGCTTATTTGGCCAGAAAAAAGATACCAGGATTTAAGATTATAGAAAAAATTGCAAAAACAAAAACTCCTCCTCCTCTGGCAACACGAATCACGCCACAGGTTGTTGATAAGGTAACAGAAGTTACTAAGATTGCTCAAACCCCAACGGTTCAAGCAAGAGAATTAATTACTCAAGCTCATCCTAAAAGAAAATTTGACGAGATTAAAGGCGCAATGGATTTAGTTGCAACCAAAGCTAAAGTTGCACCTTTAACACAAGGATCTAACCAAGGTCGATTCGGTTCGGCATTATATGATTACATTGCACAGCATCCTGCGTATAAACCGTTAAATGCTAATATATGGATCAAGGAACTTTCTAATTTTAATCGTTTAGCTACTTTCAGAAGTAATCAAGCAGGCTTTCAAAAAGTCAGAATGAATGTAACTAAAGCCGAACTGGAAGATGCTAACATTCTTAGATTCGGAGGTGAAAAAGGAGATAAAGTGGTGGGGGGATTTTTAGCTACTGCTAGAGATTCAGGACTTCAAGTAAGTAAACTTGATTTACTTAATATGATTAACAAATCGCCTGCAGTTAATTTGAGGGTGAAACGTTTTGAATTTGTTACTCCGATGGTTGAAGAATCTAAAATTCTAGCCAAAGATTTAACTCGATACATTGACGATGCCGAAGCGACGCTTAATACGTATAAAGGTACGGTTGAATCTTCTAAAGCAGGAGGATCTATACGTGAATACACAGACGTACTTAATGATGTCAGAAAAGACCTAACAACTATAACAAATAAAATAAACACTAATTATTACAATCGGAATATTGAAATCGGTACAATGATTGAATCAATCAAGCCTTTCGAAAATAAAATAAAAAATTTAGAATCACTAGCTAAAGTTGTAGCAGATGATCATAAAATTACTTTAGATATTACTAAACTAAGAGAATTTAAAGCTCATCATACCAATCTTTTAAGAAAGCTCGGTCGGGAAAAAACAATGAATCAATCTCCACGATACGGGGATCATGAAACTTATAAAGTTTTGGGTGATGAAAAATATATTGAAGATGTAGTTTATTATCCAAAAACAATTCCTTTACAACGTAATGTTAAACCTGGTGACGCAGGCGCACAAGGTCACTTTGAAAGCATTGGAGATGTATCCTTTAATAATCAAGTTTATCACGTGCGTTATGGCAGACGAGCTGTGGCAGGTGGACAAGAGACAGGTGGTGCAGCTGGTACAAATAAAGCATATGTTGTTCACGAAGGTCAATCAGATGTTCAGCAAAATGCTTTAAAATTATTAGCGAGAAAAGAAGGATCCGTAAGAGTTAATCCTTTTAATACTGAACAGGAATATGCTCAGGCCACTCGTGTGATGAGTGATTTATTAGGACAAATGAAAGTTATTTCTGATAAAGGCTCTAGAATGACAAGAGGGGAAATGTTTGAACATAAAAAACTTGTGCAAAGATTTAATGAATTAAGAAAAAATACTATAAATGCTTCTTCGAGTCTTAGTGAGGCAGGCAAAAGAGGAAAAGACATACCTTTTTTACCTTTTTTAGAAAGAGATGTATGGGGAGATCATCTTATTAAGCATATGGCCAAGACAGCCGCAGATGATGGTGTGCAATGGATAGCTATTAATCCCGTAGAAAGACTTCATGCTTTAAAAAGAGCTGACTCTAGTGGAAGAACAACTGCAGGTAAACTGGGAGATTGGGAATTTTATGGAGCAGCTAGTGGTAAAGCTGGAATGAGAGGAGTCAAAGCTTATTCCGAAGTACAAAATAAATCAATTCTGACAAATGACAAAATGATGGCAGTACTACCTGAACGAATGAAAAAATTAGCTAATCAATATGATTCTATAGCTATGACGATTAAGCTAGCTAAATCAGATCCCACTAAACCTTTTAAGATTATTAAGAAATTTCCATTTGGTCCTGATTCAGCTGCTAAGATCTTAAAATATACCAAAGCTCCTAGTGAACACACAATGGCTTTCAATACACTTGCAGAAGCTCAAGCATATGGAGCTGGAAGTAAATCGATAATTAGAATGGAGGCTAATGATCCACGTCTATATTATGAAGCTTTTGGCTTGAAAATTACCCCTCAAATGTTACAACAACCTTTTAAGCTTTATAAAAGTAAGGGTGGTCTAGTAGTAAACATATTTAAATGATAATATGATAACAATTAAGGAGATATATATATCATGGCAAAAAAGAAACTTAAAAAAGCTATTCTAGCCGGTTTGACAGCGTATGCTGCATCCAAAATGATGGGTACAGGAAAAGCAGATTGGAGAAAAAATCTGAAACATACCTATGGTAAATCACCAATTAAACAAGTTGGTGGAGATGCTAGCATAGCCGAAGCAGTACACGGTGCTAAACATTTTAGAAAACCATCCATGTTAGGAGATGTTGGTAAAAGTATGGACCACATGTCTGGTAGCAAAAAATGGTGGGAATTTTGGAAAAAGCACGGTGGGGTTATTAAATCCGAACATGCTAGATTAGGTAAAATGATTAAAGCGAGCCAAGGTACTTACGCTAGAGAAGACGAATCTATTGGAATGAGACTTGGTGCGAAAAAAACCAAGCACGACAAAAAAGTTGCAAGAGATGAATCTTATGGTGATTGGGGCAAACGTAAAAAGGATTGGGCTAAAAAAGGTAAAATGGTTAAAGCTCGATATGGTACTGAAGTAAGAACAGATGGGTCTAACCCACATGTTCCTGCTGGTGGTACAGCTTACGTTAGAACTAAACTAAACGGTACGCTTAAAACTAAAACCTACTAAGTATTAAAAAATGGCTGATGTTGAAAAACAGAATGAAGTTCTGGAAGAAGAAGGTCCAGCAACTGAAGAGGAGATTGCTGTTGAAGTAGAAAAGCCTAGTGAGGAAGCAGTTAATGAAGAAACAGAAACAGCCACACCTCAAGAGGAATTCTATGCCAACTTGGCTGAAGATTTAGACGAGAGAGTTTTAGGAAGATTATCATCTAAGTTAGTTGATGATTACAAAAAAGACAAAATATCAAGAAAAGATTGGGAAACGGGTTATACCCAAGGTTTAGATCTTTTAGGATTTAAATATACGGAAATGACCCGTCCCTTTCGAGGGGCAGCTAATGTAACCCACCCTTTGTTAGCAGAAGCGGTTACACAATTTCAAGCACAGGCTTACAAAGAACTTCTTCCATCTGATGGACCAGTTCGTTGTAAAGTACTCGGAGACGAGACACAAGAAAAACAGCAACAAGCTGATCGTGTCCAAGATTTTATGAATTATATGCTCATGGAGAAAATGGAAGAATATACTCCAGAGTTTGATCAATTATTATTTTATCTTCCCCTAGCAGGATCTGCTTTTAAAAAAATTTATTATGATGCAATTATGGAACGAGCTGTTTCTAAATTTGTTCCAGCAGAAGATTTAGTTGTTCCTTATTATGCAACTGATTTAATGGATTGCGAACGGATTACTCACTTAGTTAAAATGAGTGAAAATGAAGTTCTTAAAAAACAAAAAACAGGTTTTTATAGAGATATTGAATTAAAACCAGTTCAAACTGGAGTAAGCGATATTAAGAAAAAATATGATCAACTAGAAGGTATTGTACCTACAGCAGATACACAAACTAATTTTAATATTTTAGAAATGCATGTTGATTTGAATTTAGAAGAATTTGAAAATCAAAATCCTGAAAAGGAAGTTAAAATTCCTTATATTGTAACTGTAGATGAAGGATCTAGCCAAGTATTAGCTATTTATCGGAATTATGAGCCTGATGATCCTACTCATAGACGTAAAGAATATTTTATTCATTATAAATTTTTACCAGGTTTAGGTTTTTACGGTTTTGGCTTAATTCACATGATTGGTGGATTATCTAGAACTGCAACTACTGCTTTAAGACAACTTCTTGATGCTGGAACACTTAGTAATTTACCAGCAGGCTTTAAATCGAGAGGAATTCGAATTAGAGATGATGATCAACCTTTTCAACCTGGAGAATTTAGAGATGTAGACGCTCCTGGAGGAAATATTAAAGATCAATTCCAAATGTTACCTTTTAAAGAGCCTTCTGTAACATTATTTAACTTAATGGGTTTTGTAGTAAACGCAGGACAACGTTTTGCATCTATTACAGATATGGCAACAGGCACAGATGTGCAAAATAGAGCTGTTGGAACGACTGTTGCTCTCTTGGAACGTGGTTCGAGAGTCATGACAGCCATTCATAAGCGTTGTTATTACGCAATGCGTAACGAATTTAGATTAGTTGCAAAAGTTTTTGGAACTTTTTTACCTCCTGTTTATCCCTATGCTGTTTACGGAGCAGACCGAGTCATTAAATCACAAGATTTTGATGATCGTGTTGATGTTATTCCAGTTGCAGATCCAAATATTTATAGTTTAAGCCAAAGAGTAACTCTGGCTAGTGAAAATTTAAAAATTGCAATGTCCAATCCTCAAATGCACAACCTTCGTGAAGCATACAGACGAATTTATGACGCTCTTGGAACACGAGACATCGATAAAGTATTAAAACCCGAGCCTCCTGTTGTTCCTAAAGATCCAGCGATTGAAAATATGGAAGGTTTACAAATGAAACTTCCAAAAGCGTTTCCGGAACAAGATCATCAAGCTCATATAGC